CTATATTGAAGTCTCAGAAGAATGGTCGTACCAAGGAAAAGCCGAAGAAAATTACTGCGAAAAACGCAAGAAGAACTGCTATGAGGATCGCTCTTGAAAACGAAGGCAAGACGGCTTATGTAGAATACCAAGAACAGCTGAAAGATTACCGTTGGAAATCGTTCCGCAGGTTTGTGTTTGAAGTTCGCGGTAAGAAGTGCGAGATATGTGGTGCTACAGACTATTTGCAGGTTCATCATTTGAAATACAGAAAAGTGAAGGCGTGGGAATACACTGTTAACGAGGTTCTTGTTGTTTGCAGTAGTTGCCACAAAAAGATTCACGGAATAGAATAACTTCAATTTTATGTGCGCTAAAACGTATCATTGGAAGTTTTTACTAAAATTTTAGTGTTATTATTTGCAATATATAATTTTATTTTAGTATATTTGCAGACGAAAATAGTTTTCTTTAGCCTCAAGAGCTCCGTATGGCATTGCTGTATGGGGCTTTTTTGATAAAAAAGTGAGACGATGAGTTGGACGATATACAAGAAGAACGGAGAAGAGCGGACGGTGACGCTGCCGCTGGGCGCTTCAAGCAGGAGCGGTCGGCTGGCATTGCCTGAGCTGGAGTATAACGGCGAGTTGATGGGCGAGACGAGTGTGACGCTCAACGTTCGCTGTGCCGTTCCCGTTGGCTTTGAAATCGGCGACTACATCGTGTACCGAGGAGAGAAGTTCGTCATCAACTACGACCCGACAGTGATTAAGAAGGCCCGCAGGGGCACGTATGGAGAGGGTTTCGTTTATGACAACGTGAAGTTCGTGTCGCTGGGCTATGAGCTCACCGACATGAGGATGCTTGACTACGTGCTGAACGACAACGAGATTCACTACAGTTCGCTTCCGAAGTTCTCGTTCTTCTGCGAGACCGTGGACGACCTTGCCGACAGGTTGCAGGTGAACGCCGACAGATATTGCTCTGCGAACGGTATCACGGGAGCCGACAGATGGGTGTTCGTGACACCGAGCCAATCGAGGACGTTGACGCGTTGCGGCAGCGATTCGGCATTGCAGGCAAAGGCCCGTGAGCTCTATGCGGAGTATTTTGGTCAGCCTGCCGCCACGGATGACGAGAAGACCAATCAGAACGTGAACATCGACAACCAGAGTGTCTGGGATGCGATGAAGAACGTGAAGGACGTGTTCGGCCTGAACTTCATTCAGAAAGGCCGCAGCGTGGTGATTGGTGCGGCAGGACTGCCTACGATGGATGTGTTCAAGTACGGCAAGGGCAATGGACTCTATGAGATAGAGCGGACGGCTGACAGCGACCAGCAGATAGTGACAATGCTGATGGCCTACGGAAGTGACAAGAACCTTCCTACGCGCTACTATGCGAACCTGAATGCCGTGCATTTCATGACCATTGGCGGCATAGAAGAGAACGGCAACGACGGCAGCCAGGACAACTACCTACTGTCGCACGGAGTGTGTCAGGAAGAAGGTATGTTCCGTGTGCGCACGAGCGTTGGTGAAGGCTGGAAGGCCACCACGGAGGTGCGTGTGGAAGGCGATTCGTCGTGGACTACGGTGGACGTGTATTGCAATGCCAACAGGAGCATCAGACTCAGCATCCCGTGTGCGACATGGCAAGAGAGGCTCGGTGTTGCCACGCGTCTGTACTTCCGTGGGAACATAGACGGCGACAAGTGGCCTGCGGAGAATAAGAGCTATTCGACCTCGAACCTTCCGAACAATATGGCGGTGAACGTGCTGATGCTGCCCGGCTTCCCGAACCAGAGCCTCTATGACTGGGTGGTTAGCCACGGCGGCAGTGCTGTTGCCGACGAGCACAACGGCAGTCTGGCAGGCAAGGCGCAATGGCGCGGCCATACCGCTTACTTCTCGAAGGAGAAGGCGCACCCGTTCATCCTGAGCAAGAACTATCCAGACCTCGGCATCCGCGAGGCTACGAAATATTTTGACGGCAGCGACGGCGATGATGAAATCTTCCCGACGATAGAGAACACGGGCAAGGACACCATCGTAGGCGCAGATGTGATTCAGGACAATGGTATCTTCGCGGATGGTGCAGAGAAGATTCCCACGTTCAAGATTATCCTTCCCGACCTTGGTAGCGACTTCGACCTTGCGACGCTCCTTCAGGGCGACACCGTGATAGCGATGAAGAACGGCTACTGCGGCGGCAGGGAGTTCGGCGTGGAGAGCGTGAAGAAACTCTCGAACGGAACGTGGGAATGTACCTGTCAGAGAGACAAAGACGGCGACCTCGACCTTTACTTCCCCTATGCCCACGGCACGGCAGGAGCCTCCCTACCCTATCAGTTGCGGACGGGCGACAAGTATGTGCTGACGGGCATTGAGATGACCGACACCTACGTGAATGCCGCTGCCGTGAAGCTGCTGGAGGAGGCACTGACATTCTTAGAGAAGAACGACTACACGAGATATACCTATTCGCCGAAGGTAGACGAGATATTCATGGCCCGCCAGCACGACGGGTTCAGCAGCGGTGACACCGCTACATACGGAACAAGGAGCTATCACGACACGCTGAAGGAAGGTGACGTGATGGTGTTTGCCGATGAGGACTTGAACATAAGCGGCTCGGTGTTCATCGACGTTCTGAGAATCAAGGAATACGGCAACGGCCAGATTCCCACCTACGAGGTGACGCTGAGGAACGACAAGCAGGTGGGCACGATACAACGCCTGCAAGAGCAGGTGAACAGCCTTGCCACGGGTGGCAGCATCACCAGTGGCGGTGGTGGTGGCGGCAGCGTGAACATTCCGCAGATACGCCAGCTGATACAGACCTACGGCAAGGAGTGGTTCCTGAGCAAGACCGGCGACGACAGCGCATCGGGACTGATTACCTTCCTGAAAGGCTTGCAGATTGGTGCCGAGGGTGCGTGGGGCTACGTGAAGGAGTTTGTGCAGGACGGTGTTTCGACCGTGAAGGCATGGTTTAAAAACCTCTATGCCGACTACTTGGAGCCCACGGTGATGAAGGTCGTTGACAAGATTATAGGCCCTCTGAGTGTTGAGGGGAATCTCTTCGTCAGGAAAGACAACGAGGGCAACGGCGGCAACGTGACCATTGACGGCAGCGTGAATGCGCAGGACGGTAACTTCTCGGGCATGCTCAACACGCAGAACCTCACCGTGACGGGACTGGCCCATTTCTTCGAGCTGATGATAGACAAGCTGCGTTCGAGCGGCGGCGCGTTTGTGTTCACCCCTGCTGACGGCTTCTCGGTGGAAGACGTGACGAGCGCCACCTATAACAACGTGGCCTGCAAGCGGCTGTGGTGGCGTGCCACGGACGGAGAGACCGAGACCAGCAATCAATGGCTCATCGGCGACCAAGCCATCTGCATGAGTTTCAACCTTGCGAGAAAGAAGGCAGGCGAAGTGATGCGAAACGTAAGCAACAAGATGTTCTGGAGTGTGGTTTGCGAGAAAGGAACCACGGAGCATGACTTCGGCGATGATACGGCATTGGGCCACTACATCACCATCTACACGGGTGTGAACAGCAGCACGCCGATAGCCACTGACGGCAGCGACAAGCCGTTGTGGAGCGGTGCGCCCTACGAGGTGGAGGTGGGTGACGACATTGCGATGCTCGGTCATAGGATGCAGGCCGATGAGGACTCGACGAGCGAGGATTTGAAAGCCCGTCAGAGTGCCGTTTATATCAGCGCCTACGCCTCTTATGACACGGGTGACGTGAGCCACGGCATACGCGCCTTGCAGCCGCCACTGCTGGCTTTCTACAAGGGTGTGGACGACTTCAACCTTGCCCTGCACCGTGGCACGTTTATGGATGCAAATGGAAGCGAGTTCAAAGGCCGATTCCTCTCGACGAGCAGCAGCCAAGAGGGTGTTGACATCGAAACCCTGCTGAGTGGCAGCGAGGTAGACATCATCTACGGCAACGGCAACCCGAACACCGTGAGCACTCCGCATGCCGCGTGGAGCGATGCAGAGAAGTTACTGCGCGTTGACAAAACACTGTACTTCGACCTCGACCTGGAACCCGCCAGCGAGGGCGGCAGGCTGTGGAAGTGGACGCGCAACACGGAGGGCGAAGGCTATGTGTGGGTGCAGGTGAATGATATAGACTCCACTGCTGCGCTTGACAAGATTGCCGACGTGGCGAGCGACGGCAAGCTGACGGGCGGTGCAGAGAAGACGAGGGTGTATCTGGAGTGGATGGACGCGAAGAACACCACTTTGTCTCTGCTCGCGCAGGCTGCCGAGAATGGCCTAAAGAACGGAAGCGACAAGAATTGGAACTATGTCTACAAGGGCACGAAGGAAGAACAGAATGAAGTAACGTGCGGCGAGGCTGTAGATGGCTTGGAAGATGCCTTCAAGTGGCTGTCGAAATACCTCAATAATAAGGAGAATTTTATTACAGTTGAAAACCCATACACCATTCCAGACGGCTATCCTTCATGGATAAGTCCCGTCGTGGCAACAGGAGAAACGGAGGCAGCCATCAAGAAGACCACGGAACTGCCGACGTGGACGGAAGTAAGTCCCTTCGCCGGCATGACAGGCGCACAAGTCTATCGCAGACTTTGGGATGATTTCTACGCTGCTGTCGTAGAACTGAACCGTGCGCTGAATGCCATCCAATACAAGGCCATTGACGAGATGGGCGACGACGGGCTGATAGACCCTGCTGAGAAGGCCGCGTTGAGACAGATATTGAACAGTGAGGTTCTGCACTACTATGAGGTGAGCGATGAGATTTGGGGAATGCCAAACGTGCCATTGCTTGACGAGAATGGCCAGCCGATAGGTACGAAGAAAATCACCGAGGCCGACGGCCTGCTTGTCGGAGCCCTGAATAAGCTCGGCAACTACCTTGATGGCGAGAAGTCGGTTGGAACACCTGCCGAGAACCCGACGTCATGGGATTTCGATAGACTCTCTTGGGGCATTCAGGGTGACTATCAGCGCGACGGTCTTATTGACCCGGCCGAGGACGCAGACCCGAAGGATAGTACGGCGACTCCCAACAGATACCCATTGTGGCTTCAGAACAATAATGACACCGACAGCCAGCCCGTAGAGGATAAGGAGTGGGACTTCTGGTGGAACAAATATTTCGCTATTCGTGCTGATGTAGCAGCCTATCTGTCGCGTGCAAGGCAGTATCAGATAGACAACATAGAAGTGGAGGTGTCGGCACGCTACGAGACGGACAATACGGGTGGCGCAAATCTGATGCCCGGTTCTCCTACGGAAAAGGCGATTAAGGCTGGTGACTTGTGGTATGAGGCCGTGCGGTTGAGGAATCCTGCTGTGTCGGACACTACTGCTGCAAACTACTATGTGACGCAGGATGCGAACGGCCAGCCGTTGTATAACGTGTATGAGTGCCATACGGGTTACGACACGGTCGTAAAATACGGCAAAAGGTTTACCAAGTGGCGTCTGGTGTCGCAGGCCACCTATGCCTATTTCGACAACGACGGCACGAGCATCAAGGCAGCGGTGTTCAACAGCAGCGAGTTTTCGCTGATTGAGCAGAAGGTTGACAGCGTGTCGAGCACGGTGAGTGCCATCAGGAATGCGAGCCCGAATATGCTGCTGAACGGCAACTTTGATGACGGCAGCAATCATTATGCTGTAAACAACGGAGCGACAATTCAGGTTGCCACGGACATGGGTCACGCTATTTTTGACAAATGCCTGCAAGTGGCGACAAGAAGCGGCGGTTCCAGGGGTATATATTTTTCCGTTGCAGAACAGCCGTATATCACGCTTGCTGACGGAAAGAGCTACACTCTGTCCTTTTATGCGAAGTTTGCGACAAGTTCTGCATATTTGTATGCATCGAGAGGGAATGCCCTGTCTACTGGCAAGAGGGTGTCAACATCTTGGGCTCGGTATAGCTGGACTTTCGTCGGTGATGGCGAGGCTGAGACTTTCTACATCAACGATGCTACAAGCAACTCCGATACATTCTATATCACTGGCCTGCAACTGGAGGCAGGCACTATTGCTTCTACGTGGCAGGATTTCGGCGGTGGTCTGACGAACTTGCAGTCGCAGATAAACCAGCAGGCAGAAAGAATCTCGTTGGCCGTTTACAAGGACGAGGCAAAGGAGGCAGGCATCGACATTGAGTATGACGCATCGACTAACTCTGGAACGGTGACAATAGATGGCGATAAGACCATTATTAACAGCGACCTCGACATCAAGGGCCTGACGACGGAGAACGTGACGATAGTGGAGAGGTCGGCCCATTATCCCACTATCATCAATATGGGCATTGTTGATGAAGAAAACGACGAAAATCCTGTAAAGATTAAGTCGGTGCAGGTGAAAGCTGTAAACGAAGTATTTACATCTGTTGCTGATGCGAATTGCCACATGGTTGTCCTGCCATTCTATGACAGTTTGGTAGGCCAGACGGGAAGCACCCTTTGGCCAAATCAGTCTGACAATCCTATTACATTTAACCCGGATAATGCAGACGAGGATTCTCCTCTATCCAAGAGCTTTTATCTCTTTCAAAAAGCAGGTATGGATGGTTCTTTGAGAAGGGTTGTTCCTTGGACTAAAAACGGCACGCGCGTAACAATCTCCAACGAGGTAGACACTTATGCTGTCAACTGGCGCGACCTATCAGACGGCTCTTATTCTTCCAACCAAAAAACAGGATATAGCCACTGGCTCCTTGGGCATTCGGTACTGGTGTGCGCAGACCCAAGAATTGTTTGCGAAGCAAATTTGGCATCTGCCAAGCCATATATAGCCAATTACTATCCGGGACAAACGGATAGAGGAACGGAACAATCTGCCGGAAATAGCGAAAAGGATATGGTCGGGTATTTCTCTTGTGGCTCTTACCGCTCCCGCTTCATCATCCTTTTGCCCGGCCAGAGCCTTCAGCTTCGCTCTCAAATCACAAAAATAAGCAGTAGCAGGGAAACTTTGACGTGGGTAGTCGAAAACCCGTCAGAATACAACTGCCTTAGCGAGTTTTACTTGAATCTCGACCGTGCAAATAGCGGTAATAATGAGAACGTATTTCTTGTCGGGCGAAGTAATGTGTTCGACCCGAGGAACACCCAAGAATCAGCAAAGGACGCCTTTATGGGCGCCACGGAGGCTGGATATTACAGCAATACAACTGATGGTAATATACTATATACATTAAATACTTAGGAATTATGAGGACGATGAAGACTGGTACAAAGAAAATGCTGCTCTACGAGCAAGGAGTCCGTGACGGATAATGCGCTATTGACAGAATTTAGTTTTTTGGTTTTTTCTCATTGATAGTTTAGTGTGGTTCAAACAGGTTAGTAGATAGACTTTCATAGGTGCAAGAGCAGCAGTGGGTCAGGCTCGTGGCAAGCGAGCAGCGAGCCGACCCTTTACAAGATAACAAAGTAACAAGATAACGGACAAGATAAAGAAATGGATATAACGACACGGAACATAGGACAAGGCTTCGTCTGGGGCACAATGGGATCGGAGGCATTACAGGCCATCCAAGACCTGCGGTGGATGCTCGCCCTTGTCATCATACTCATCGCGGCAGACTTTCGGTTCGGACGAGCCGAGAGCAGGAAGCGGCATAGGGAGGCTCTGGACGCAGGGAACGAGACGCTGGCAAAGATGACCGAGTTCAGAACGTCGAGGGCAATCCGTAGGACGACCAATAAGTTCATCGACTACATGACGCTGCTGTTGGTGTTTTGTATCATTGGCTTGGCCATCACCGAGCCTTACGGGCTGTGTGACCATGTGATTTGCGCAGGAATGGCGATGATAGTGGCTTGCGTCTGCGAGTTATGTTCCGTGTTCGGACATTTCTTCTACTTGAAAGGTGTTGAGCTGCCGAGGCTGACGTGGAGCAATGTGGGTCTGTTCTTCGGGCGGCTGATAGCTGGCTTTGCAAGGACGAAAAGTCCCGACCTTGGGGAAGCCTTGGACGAAACGATAGCAAAGACACTGGCTAAAGAAGAGCCTACCCCCGACCACTCCCTAAAGGGAAGGGGGAACGGCGAAACAGAGGAAGGAGGCGAGGAATGACTATCACAAAAGGGCAACTGAAAAAGATAATGCCGACTGCGCCGTACACGCGGATAGACAAGTACCTGCCTTACCTGAACGCAGCGATGACGGAGTTCGGCATTCTGACGAAGGAAAGGGCAGCACACTTTCTGGCGCAGGTGGCCCATGAGAGCGCCGAGATGCGCTACACGAAGGAACTGGCAAGCGGTGCCGCCTACGACACGGGTAGGAAGGCCATTGCGCTTGGCAACACGCCGCAGAGAGACGGCGACGGGCAGAAGTATAAGGGCCGTGGATTTATCCAGCTCACGGGCAAAGCAAACTACGAGCGGTACAAGAAGTTCTGCGGCTATGACGTGGTAGCAAAGCCTGAGTTGCTTGAACTGCCCAAGGGCGCGACAAGGAGTGCCGCATGGTTCTTCACACAGGGCTGCGGGCAGAATCTCTGCTACGTGGCCGATCTTGACAACGGACGAAACACCGAAATGGTGTTGCAAAAGATTACGCGAGTGATAAACGGCGGTCTGAATGGTCTGGAGAGCAGGAGGAAGTATCTGCAACGGGCGCTGAAGGCACTGGGATAATAAAAGGACGTGAATTATGAGAAAGATGAGAAATATATGGACTAAATACTGGCCGTACCTGGTGACGGTGCTGCTGTGGGCGGTGATTGCCGTTGCCCTGTTCTCCTGCATAGGCTGCAATCGCTCGCTGAAAAAGGAGAATGAACAGCTGCGTGAGGAACTGGCCCGACAGCAGCAATATGTGCCGCTGAAGCGCGACACCATCCGCGACACCGTGGAGGTGGTGACGCAGAAGGTGGTGGAAGTGGAGAAGGTGAAAGAGGTGCTGACGAAGGAAGACAAGGAACTACTGAAAGACCTCGGCACAAAGGTCTCGGCAATAGAGAGTTTTCAAAAAATAGGAATGATGACACAGGCAGAAGTGAAACTAAGCAGCGACGCGGTCGCAGCAAACACTACTGAGGCGGTTGCAGCAAACGATACCGATGCCCAACCGAAAGAACGGGAGCCTCCCGTGGATAGCGTGCTCGTTTTCAAGGACGCGTGGCTGGACTTAAAATACAACACTATAAATAATAATTTGTTAATTCTTTTGCGCGACAGTCTGGCCATCAGCGTGGAAAAGGAGTACAAGAAGAAATTCCTGTGGTGGCGATGGGGGACAAAAGGCTACCAGGTGAAAGCGGTGTCCTTCAACCCCTACTCCACCATCAGATACAATACCTACGTGAAGCGCAAGCGCTGACGAGGCTAAAGGTTCAAATGTCCTTCGGACGTTCAAAGTTCAAAGTTCAAAGTTCAAAGTTCAAGGTTCAAGGTTCAAGGTTCAAAAGGTTCAAAAGGTGAAAGATGAATAGTTACGGCGAGACAGCAGGGAATATCGGTCTGAAGGTGAAGGCCAAGACAAAAGACGGTGACTTCGTGAAGGTGAGG